AAAGAGGAGAATTGCTTCTGATTATTTCAAATTAAATTATAAAGAATTTGAAAAAATATTAAATAGAAAAACACGATATGAAGCAATAGAGGATTGGGAATTAGAATTTATAACTGAAGGAAAAACCACAGCCTCTACTTATTTTGAACAAGTTATTGTTGCTTGTGCCAATTCAAAAAATCTTAAAGAGCTTAAAGCTGCTCCTGGTTATGCCGAATGGATGGGTGCTGTTGATAAGAAATGGGCAACAGATGATAAAACAGTAGAAAAATTTAGAAAATTAATACAAAAAATAGCTAAAAAAGGTAGTCAAGCTGGTCAATCTTCTGAAACTACTTCTGCTTTATGGAAAGAATATACTAAAAAGGGCAAAGATATTTCTAAAGCTGATGTTATGTTAGGTGACCATCAAGTATCAGTTAAAGGACCTAAAGCAAGATTAATGTCTGGTGTAAAAGAAGAAAGTATTGCTACATTGCATGCAGCTTTTGAAACTATAGACGTAACAGATCTTGGATTAGGATTGGAAACTATGCTTAAAAGTTTTGTATCTTTAGTAAAAACTGAAGGTGCAGAAATGACTGCTACAGCTCTCAAAAAAGAAGACCCTAAAACATTATCAGCAAAAAATAAAAAAGCATTAAATAATTTAAAAAAACAAGCGACTATAAAAAAAGATGCTGAAGCTATATTTAAAACAGCTTTTAAGAACGGTGAAAGTGCATTTGCACAAGCATTTGCATGGGAAGCTATGAGTGGTGAAAAGAAATTTGCTACAAAAGCTGGTGTTGCTGATGCAATGTTGGTTTGGCCATATACTTTAAAAGGTGTAAAGTGGGTTCCTAATTTAAATTTAAATCATACATATGTTACTGATGTTGCAAAACAAATGAAATTTAAAGCTGATGTTAAATCTGGAAGTATGAGAAAAAAAGGAGTTGGTAAAACAGGTTATTCTATATCACAAACTGTTGCTTTACATATGAAAACTGCTGATGATGAATTTAAAGATTCAATTAAAGAGTCGGAAATACAAACACAAAAGCTTGAAAATTACCTAGCAGAAGGTAAAATTAATGAAGGTAAATTAAAAGATATGCTTAAAGGTGTTTGGGAAAGATTAAAAAATGCTATAAAAACTACTTGGACAAAATTAATAAATGCAATTAATGGTATACTAGACACATTACAAGTTGCTATTAAAGGTGGTATGAATACATTGTTAAATGAATTCGAATTAGTACCTACAGTTAGAGTTAATACAAAAATAAAATTTTAATGAATTTAAAAAGACACATAATAGAAGCAAAGAATACTCATATGACTCACATAGAGGATATGGTTATAGATGGCGGCGTGAAAGGGGCACGTGCGGCTATCTTTGCTTTACGTGATTTAAGGGATATGTTAGGTGGTTCAACTAATGATACAAAACAAGTCACGGTTAAATGGGATGGAGCTCCGGCAGTATTCGCTGGTGTTGACCCATCTGATGGTAAGTTCTTTGTAGCAAAGAAAGGAATATTCAATAAGAATCCTAAAGTATATAAGAGCGTTAAAGATGTTAAAGCTGATACTAAAGGTGATTTAGCAAACAAACTTACAGTAGCATGGCAAGAATTTAAAAAACTTGGTATTAAAAAGGGGGTATACCAAGGTGACATTATGTTTACCAAAAAGGACCTCAAAAAAACAACAATTGATGGTGTGAAGTATATAACCTTCCACCCAAATACTATAGTATATGCAGTACCTGAAACAGCAGCGAAAGAAATTCAAGCGGCAAAAATTGGTGTAGTGTGGCATACTTATTATCAAGGTGCGACCTTTGAAAAAATGAGTGCAAGCTTCGGAGTATCCGTTGCAGCATTTAAAAAAGTTAAAACTGTTTGGCAAAAATCAGCTAACTTTCCAGATATTTCTGGTCTCGCCACATTAACCAAAAAGGAAACAGATGAAATCACCAAACATATATCCAATGCTGGAAAACTCTTTCAAAAAATCGCGTCTAGCACGCTTACTGACGTATCTACAAATAAAGATATTAATCTATTTATCAATACCTTTCGCAACACGAAGGTTAGAGCGCAAAGTGAAATTGGCAACACAAAAGCGCATACAGAAGAATTAATTCAATGGATTCATGAAAGATTTGATAAAGAAATAGAGAAATTAAAATCAGATGCTGGTAAAGCTAAGAAGGAAGCTGCAAAAATATCCGCACTTGAATGGTTCTCAGATGACAATAAAGCTAACTTAATATCCATGTTTGATATGCAAAATGAGTTGGTTGCGGCCAAGAGAAAGCTATTAACACATTTGGATAGCATGGATAGTATAAATACATTTATTAAGACAAAAGACGGGTTTAGAGTAACAGGTGCCGAAGGATACGTTGCTATTGACCATTTAACTAACGGTGCCGTCAAAATTGTTGACCGAATGGAATTTAGTTATAATAATTTTAGTAAAAATATAATCAAAGGGTGGGAGTCCGAATCACGATGAAAACAATAAGAGAATTAAGAGAAGCAGCACCTCGCCTTAGTATTACACTTGATTGGGATATTGACGCTGATGGTGAATTAGACGTATACTCAGGAGATTGGGCAGATGCTGGTGTATGGATAGATAAGCATGATAAAAGAAAAGAAGAACTTACAGTTGTTGGTACCAAAAAAGACCTCATGAAATGGTTAGTTAATGAAATGGGTATGAATAAAAGAATGGCCCAGATAGAACTCAAACAAGGAAAAAGGGTGAAGGTATGAAATCATTAAAAACACATATAAACGAAGCAAGACCAAATGATAATCATAGATGGAATGCTCATGATGAGATAGCAACTATGAATTTCATTTACAAAGATTTTAAAAAACAATTAAAAAGAGACCCAGGCAAACCATATATGGATGACGATGCATTAGTAGTAGGTAGCGAGACTGTATTAACTGTTAAAGATAACACATCAATAGGTGATATGAAAAAAGCAGTTGCAGCATGGATTAGTAAAAATGCTAAACCTGAACCGGATGAAGCTAAAGTTGGTCGATTTATTGTTAAGCTACCTACTGAATTGGGTGGAGTACTTGGTAGTAAAGCTACTAAACTTGAAAATCCACGTGCAATTATTAAAACAGATGTTGCCAGTGCAAAAGAAATTCAAAAAGCTGTTAAGGGCCTAATGAAACGGGGACCAGAAGGTAAAGGTGTTAAGTTTCGTATGATGAAACGTAAAGACCACGTTGCTGTATATCTTGACTTCGATGACGGCAAAATAATGCAAGATGCAATGAAAAAAATAAAGGGGATAAGATAATGCCAACAAAAACACTTGCAGAAATTAGAGAAGCTAAAAGAATTAAAGCTAAAAAAGGTCTTTGGACACCTAAACAAATGTATAAACAATTAGCAAATACTGAAAAAGCATTAAATGAATTAAGACAACATACCGATTTTATATTCCAAATGGATGCTGATGTTGGTCCAAGTGGTGGTGATAATTCAGGAAAATACTTTGACCAATATTCAATAATGACCAAAGCACTTGACCAATTTGAAATGGGTTTAGAGAGAGCTAAAAAGGTAAAACATAAGTAATGACATTAAGAACCTTTAAAGAACATTTAATTAAAGAGGCTAAGGCTAAAACAGTCACAGTAAACTTTGGTCGTTTTAATCCTCCCACTATCGGCCATGAAAAGCTCTTAGATATTAGTATGAAAAAAGGTTCTGGTGACCATAGGGTGTATGCAACCCAAACTGCAGGCAATAAAAAGAACCCATTAGATTGGAAGACCAAAATTAAATATATGCGTAAGGCATTTCCTAAGCATGCGAGACATATCCTTATGGATAAAAAAGTTAAAGATATTTGGGATGTAGCAGTTACTGCATATAAAGATGGATATACAGAATTTGAATTAGTTGTTGGTGATGATAGGCACCAAGAATTTGTTAAACTTTTAGATGATTACAATGGTAGAAAAGCTAGACATGGATTTTATGAATTTGATGTAATAGATGTTATGAGCGCTGGTGTGAGAGACCCAGATGCTGATGGCGCAGAAGGTATGTCAGCCTCCAAGATGAGAGCAGCTGCTGAAGACAATGACTTAATTGCATTTACCAGTGGTCTACCAAAAAGATTTAAAGATGCCAAAGGACTTATGAAAGCAGTTCAATCTGGTATGGGTATAAAGGAATCAAAATTTTATAGACAAGATATAAAATTAAGTCCAGTCTCAAAACTTCGTGAGAGGTATGCGGCTGGCAAACTATTTAATGTGAATGATGACATAGTAACTAATGATGGACAAGAAGGTAAAATCAATAAACTAGGGAGCAATCACGTTGAGGTGAAACTGAGAGGAGATGGAAAGTTTAAAAACTTTTGGCTTTCAGATATTATTACTACATAGGAGAAAGATATGCCACTAGAAAAAGTAGGTTGGTTAGCTACTGGAACAGCAGACGCTGGAGGTATTGTAAGTCCAACTGGAGAAAGATTAGTTGCGGCTGCCTTAACTCAAGAAGAGCAAGATAAATTCAATGGTGTTAAACCAAAGAAGAAAAAATCTGAAGCTGCATCATATTCCAATAGGTCCTCAAAGGATGACTTAGAAGAGTATGGTAGAACTATTGGAGTTGAGTTAGATAAACGTAAAAGTAAGTCAAGTTTATTGAAACAATTAAAAGAATTTAAAAATCAATTAAAAGAAGAATTGTTTCCAAAAAAATAAACATAAATAATATTATGGAATTAAGTAAAAATAACTTCGAGTTATATGCTGCGAAGCATTACCAAAGAGATAAGTGGGCAACAACTGAGGATTTTAAAGAGGATATATCTAGATTTAAGTATATCAATCGCTTAATCAATAGATACTATCGGGATGATGATTTAAAAGAACGGTTAATATTAAATCATATTATTATATTGGGTAATGTTTTAGGACCTGATGTTTGTGCAGAGATATTAATGTCTAAGACAGATGATACTTTGCAAAGTATTGTTAAAACCTTTTTGGTATATTTAAATTATTTACCAGAAGAAGATTATGTTGAGGTCCCATTAGACTCGACCGTTATAGATGTATTAAGGAAATTATAAATGGCAGAATATATTAAAGAAAGTGCAATAGATTTATTCATAACATATAAGTTTATTCGCTTACTTGTAACTAAATGGAGTGACACCGATGCATTTGATGAAGGTGTGATTGATAACAAAGGCAAGTTATTAGTTAAAATAAAAGACCAAACTTCTGCTCAAAAGAAAGCATATACTGTCTTTCATAGATTAGTCTTTAATATAAAAAGAATTCTAGAAAAAATACCATTTGGTAGCTCAAGGATAAAATCATATGCCGCTGCGCTCTACCTATTAAAGGAAGAAACTGGTATGGAAGAAGAAGATATCTTAAAAGTACTAGAAGAATTAGGTTATGACACAACCATTGACCTTAATGAGGAAGTCAAAGAAATTTATATTGGTCAACACATACGAAATCATGATATTTTGGAAAGTACCAAAGGAACTATTGTGAATTTAGATTCTATAGAACCCGTAACTTA